AGCAAATTTACGTAGTATAGATTTAAGTGAAGCAGATTTACGTGAAGCAAATTTACGTGAAGCAAATTTACGTGGTGCAAATTTAATTAGAGCAAATTTACGTAGTGCAGATTTAAGTTTTGCATATTTAATTGAAGCAAATTTACGTGGTACAAATTTAAGTGAAGTAGATTTAAGTTTTGCAGATTTACGTTTTGCAGATTTACGTGGTGCAGATTTACGTGAAGCAAATTTAANTCATGCAGATTTACCAATGTATTGTAACTTGAGTTTTTCAATAATAAATCAAGAAATTATAAAAATTGGGTGTAAGGAAAAAACTATAAGTGAGTGGGTAGAATGGTTTGAAAATTCAGATGAAGTTTTTGAAACGAGTAGAGATACAAATGATTTTAAAAAAATTCGTGCAATGTTTTATGCACATAAAGCATATTTAGAAAATCTATAAAACAAATAAAATGAAAAATATACATAAAATAGATTCAGAAATCTACGTTACTTTTAATGAAGAAATTAAAGTAGGAGATTATAGATTAAATAATCAGCGAGATTATTTTAAAAAAGCTGATAAAGAAGGATTAGATTATTACAACAAAAGAAATGATGTGTTTAAAAAAATCATTCTAACAACAGATTTAGACCTCATCAAAGATGGTATTCAAGCTATTGATGATGAGTTTCTTCAATGGTTTGTAAAGAATCCGAGTTGTGAGGAGGTTGAAATTGTTATTGATAGAGTTTTTAAATTAGATGAATTTAATCAAAGAGAGTTTTACAATAAATACAAAATAATCATTCCAAGTAGTGAAATATGGAAAGACATTCCTGAATTTGAAGGATATTATCAAGCAAGTAATTTAGGAAATATCAGAAGTTTAAATTATGGTAAAATAAGAGAATTGAAACTAAGATTAGTTGGATATTATGGTAATCAATATCTTGCTGTAAATCTATCTAAAGACAGTGAAGTAAAAAGTATAAAAGTTCACAAACTTGTAGCTTTATGTTTTTTAAATCATAATTCTAAAGGATATGATGGATTAGTAATTGACCATATTGATAGTAATAAATTAAATAATAGATTAGACAACTTAAAATTAGTTACCCCAAGATTTAATGCTTCAAAAGATAAACAAGGTAGCAGTAGTAAATTTACAGGTGTTAGTTGGCATAAAAAATCTAAAAAGTGGCAATGTCAGATTTATGATAATGGTAAACTAAATCATTTAGGCTTATTTAACACAGAAATAGAAGCAAGTGAAACATATAACAATTATTTAGAAAATATGACAAAAGAAGAACCTAAACAAGAAACACTTAATCTTGATAAACTTGAATCAAAATTAGATAATGCTTTAGCAAAAGAAACAAAACCTTATTTGGTTTTAGTTGATATAAAAGCGGAACAAAATAATACGACTGATTTAAACGCTTATGCCAATGGCGTAGAAGAAGGTGTTAAATGGCAACAAGAAAGAAGTTATAGTGATATGCAAGAATATGCAGAATTTTGTATAAAGTGCGACAGACTTGGATTACCTTGTATAATTGCAAAAGATTGGTTTGAACAATTTAAAAAAGAAATAAAATAAAAGAATATGAAAAATAAAATGTTTTTAGACGAATTTACTGGAGAACACTACCAAACAAAAGCAATCGATGTAATAGATTTTTGTAAGCTCTACGACTTGAATTTTAACGAGGGTAACGTTATAAAATACGTTTCGAGAGCAAGACGTAAAGGAACGCACTTGCAGGATTTAAAAAAGGCAATTGATTATTTGAATAGAGAAATTAAACACTTGGAAGATGGGAAATAAAGAAACACTCGAACAAGTAGATGAATTAGTTTATGACAATTATATTTTAAAAAATAACTTAAATAGAAAATTAAATTTATGAAAACAAAATTAGAAGAAGCCGCTGAAAAATATTACGAATCTAACATCGACCAAAGTAATATTCCAAGAGAATATTATGAATCTGAAATACAGGACTTGATGTGCGGTTTTGCCCATCAATGGCAACAAGAAAGAAGCTATAGTGAGGAAGAAGTGGGTTTATTAAATAAAATGTTTGAGCTTTATTGGTATGAAAATAATAATCAACACGAAGATAATTTAGAAGAATGGGAATTATCTAAAAGATTATTTGAACAATTTAAAAAGAAATAAAATGGAATTAAAAAATGTAAAACCTTTTGATAATTATAATGATTTAAAAGCTCAATTTAATGTGTTGAAAAGAATTGTTATTTCTAAATCAGCGGAGATTGAAGTATATATAAAAAAAATAGAAGAGTTTAGTGTAGAAAATAAAACTAAGCAAATGTATACTGAGGAAGATTTAAAAGAAATGTTACATCATGCTTTATATACACCAAAAAGAGATGGTTATCTAATAAATATAAATGATTCAATAGTTAGAGAAACCATAGCAAAATTTAAAAAGAAATAAAATACAAGAATTAATTGAAGAAATGGAAAATAAAACAATTATCATTACTGATAAAAATTATCAATTAACATTATTAAAAGAACAATATGCAGAAAAAACTTTTAAAAATGAAAAAGAAATGCAAATAGCTTTTAATGAAATGAGAGAAAAAGTAAATAAATTATTATATAATAAATAAATAAAACAATTTAAAAACTTGTAAAATGAAAAACTCAAAAAACTTAATAAGAATATTAATACTGTTATTTAATATAGTCTTAAACTGCATAGGCTTGTACTGTATATTCCAAGTTGTATCAGGTAACTGGGATTGGGAGGTCATGGTACATTGGACTTGGCATACTAAGGTATTATATTTACTTTTGGTAGTTATATCTGTGTCTAATTATAAATTTATAAAATGAAAGAATTAATCAAACAAGTAGAAGAGTTTGCAGCGGAAATGGAATTAGATAATTACTATGATGCTACATCGCTGCATCTTAAGTACCTGCACGAAGTTGGAAAAACAGCTCAAGCAATTCTAAATACAGACGAAGTTGGGATTAAAAACGGATTTGGTAGAATTGCTATATCAGTTATTATTTTAGCAAAACAAATGAATTGTGAACTGACAGTCAATTTTGAAAACCAAGATAACATGAGAACATTTCATTGGTTTATGGATGAAATTAAGCATTATTCGGTTCATCGTGATACCCTTGACTACTTAAATGATGTAAGTAGTTATTATGGGTATTCGATTGAAGTATGTTTAAAATCAGCTCTCAACCAAAAAAACTTGTAAAATGAAAGAATACATAGAAAGATTTGGCTGCTTAATAGTAATAATAATGTCTGTTATATTTTGGACTGTTATTTATTGTCTTGTAAAATGATATAAATAAATATTTGTTTCTAAAAATAAACATTCTAACTTTGCAATTCAATATTAAATCAATACCATGCTAAAGAAAGGCAAAAAGAATGTCGGGAGTAACATTCGAGAAGAAAAAAGAAAGCATCCAGAAATGGACGAAAAGCAAATTCTTGCTATTGCTCTCTCAGCAGCAGGAATCAAGCCTAAGAAGAAGGCAAAGAAGAAAAAGAAAGTTATGTAATTATTGTGCAGGGAGTAAAATCCCTGCATTACTTAAACAAAAAAACATGAAAAATTATTTTAGTTTAAATCAAAAAGTTTCCCATCAATCATTTGGGAATGGTATTGTGATAGAAATATCAAAATACCTTTGTAGTTATCCTATTCAAGTTCAATTTGAAGGATTTGAAAAATCTTTCACTTTTGACGGTAAATACCAAACAGATGACAAATTCGCATCCTTATCTCAACAGGAGCATATACCAATTGAACTAAAAGAAACTATTTCTTTTGAAGCTGGCGAATTAGTTTGGGTATCATTTATGGAGCGGTGGGAAGCTCGCTATTACTCTCATTTTGATAGTAAGGGGTCTTATTTCTTTGGAGGTCAAAAAAAAGAAGGTTATTCTCTTTTTGCAGATGAAATAAGAAAATTTAGTGATAATCCTTTAATTTAAAAAAAATGGAAAGAGTATTAATCAAAAGAACAAATAATAAGTTGCAGGAAAAGGAAACTTTAAGTTTCTATACGCTTGAGCTTGAAAACTACTCAGAGTGCTTTAAAAAGTTCTTTGAAGAGAAAGACAAGTTAAAATACAATCAATTTGAAAAAGTAGAAATTGTAGATAAATTTGTCAATGAATTATATTTAAAATGGGAAGATAAGCAAATTTATAAAAAATAAATAAAATGGAATATACAAAAGAACAACTAAGAAAGTTTCATAAGCAAATCGAGGCTTATGAAAATGGAGAAAAAATTGAGTTTCTTTTTGAAGGTAGCTGGTATCAAGCAAATAAGCCATCATTTGACTTATCTTTAGATTATCGGATTGCTTTCAACTAAGAATAAAAAATTAATCATAACAGGTGAATCTTTCGACAAGAAAGATTCACTTTTGTCCCTAATAACATGAAGGCAACAATATTTAAAAACATATCTCCCAATCAACCTTTTTACATTCCTATTGATGACGCATTGGTAAGAATAAAAACAGGAAAGTCAAAAGAATTGATTGAGAAAATTAGAGCAGAGCCAGATGATGAAAAAAGAAATTCATTAAAAAGAAGGCTTCCTTGTGTTTGCTTCAGCGGAAAGTTTACGGAAAGATATGATAATCAATTAGTTGAACATTCGGGATTTATCGTTTTAGACTTCGACCACGTAAATACAGTTGAACTTCTAAAAGAAGTAACTGAGAAAGCATTTGTTTATGCAGCTTGGGTAAGTCCCAGTGGTGACGGATTGAAAGTTCTTGTAAAGATTAAAGACGGTTCAAAGCATAGACAGCACTTTAAAGCTCTCCGTACAGTTTTTATAGAGCATGAAGAAGGAGTTATTGTCTTTGATAAAGATGGAAAAACTCCCAAATCAAGAGTAGATAGGAGTGGAATAAATGAATCAAGAATCTGCTTTGAATCGTACGATGAGAACATCTATATTAATAAAGATGCCATTACATTCGATGAATTAATAGAAGATGAAAAGATTGAAAAGTCTGCTGAAATAACTTATACAGCTACTGCTGATGACATATCTAAACTGGTAAAGTGGCTTGCTAAAGACAATCGTTATTTTGTTAGCGGAGAAAGAAACACATTTATATTTGTTTTGGCTTGTGCCTGCTGCCGATATGGTATTGAAATAGAAGATTGTAAGCAGTTTTGCTTTTATGAATTTTACCAAACATCTTCTGACTTTACTAAAAGCGAAGGAGATAAAGCCATAGATAGTGGTTATAGGACAGAAAGAGGCAATTTTGGCACAGTTTCTTTCAAGAAAGGTGAATTAGTCAATGAGAAGGGAGAAGTTCCTACATTTGATGGATTAAGAGAAGGTGACAAGGTTACAGACGTAGTGTATGCAGATGACGTATATACAGATACTTTTTCAATCATAGAGAATGGTTATCCCAACCTGCATGGCATTGGTGTAGAAGTTTATGACAAGCAATTTAAGCAAAAGAGAGGTCAATTGAACTTGCTTAGTGGTTATGGTAACCACGGAAAATCAGCAGAGTTAAAATGGTATCTTGTATGCAGAGCTATCTTATTTGATGAAAAATATGCCTTATTTGTACCTGAGGAAAGCGATGCAGCAGAGTTTTACCATTCAATGATGGAAATTATTTCTGGATGCTCTTTGAACCCTCAAAACACCAATAAGCCTGATAGGATAACGTTGAATAGGATTCATGATTTTGTTAAATCTCATTTCTTTTTTGTGTATCCTGAAACTCTTTCACCTACGCCAGAGTATATCAAAGAAAGGTTTCTTTACTTGATGTTTACGGAAAAGATTGATGGAGTAGTGATTGACCCATTCAATCAAATGATGAATGATTACAAGTCTTCAGGCGGAAGGACTGACAAGTATTTAGAAGTTATTCTTTCGGACTTTAAAAGATTTGCCATTCTCAATGATATTTATTTTTGGATTGTGGCACACCCGAAGAATCCGACAAAGAATAAAGACGGAGGTTATGATGCACCCACAGAATTTGACATTACTGATGGAGCAATGTGGAATAATAAAATGGATAACATTCTTATTTATCACAGACCCCATGCTTGGACAGACCCAAAAAATCCTATGTGTGAATTGTATGCAAGAAAGATAAAGAAAGTAGGCATAAATGGTACTAAGGGATATATAACCTTTGAGTATGATTATATGAAAAAGAGATTTGTATTTGATGGGCATGATGTCTTATCAATGAATAAAGTTCTTGGAACTCAGGAGCTAAAGCCAAACATTCAAACATTTGAAAAAGAAACTAAAAGCAATTTAGAATTATTAGATGGTTTGGGCAATTTTGAAAAGTTAAATTATGATGATGTAAACTTTTAATAAATAAAAATATGAAATTTAAAATAGGAGATAAAGTAATTCCAAGAAAATTTGAAGATGATGACTATCTTTTTCTTAAAAAAATGTATCAATTTATTGGTACTGAACAGACCATTTCAAATTACAATATTGAATGCAACAAAAAAATGTATTATAGATTATCATGTGGGTATATTTGGCTTGAAGATTATTTAGATTTGGTAGAATCTAAAGAACCTAAAGAGATAAAAGAAAAAGAACAATTCTTTTATGTTGGACAGGAAGTATATTCTCCTTTATTTAATAATGAAAAAGGAATTATAGTATCTATAAATCATACAGATGAATATATAAATCCTACAGACGAATATCCGATTTTAGTTAAAATAGATGATTACGATTTAACTTTTACCAAAGAAGGCAAACACCAGATTAAAGATTACTTTATATCGCTTTTTCAAGAACCTATGTCAATAAACAAGCCATTAGATTTTTTTAAAGAAGGAGAAATAGTAGAAGTTTCAAATGGACTCTTGCATACTATAAAGGCTTATCAGGTAGTCAGAATACCCTTATTTAGTTTATTTTTCAAAAAAAAA